TTCTGTTCTTGTTTATAACCAGGTATCTCAACATAATTAAGAGTCAATATACCACCTGCCCAAATCATAACACCAAGACGAACAAATGTACTAAGGATCGCTAACTGTTCTTCTTTGTCCTCTGCTGCTTCTTTTATCTTACCTACTATACCTTTCTTAGGTTCTTTCTTTGCTGAGTCTGTCATGATTATAAAATTGCCTTCATTATATAGTCTTTACTCAAAATTGGATCCTCTCCAAAGAGATTCAATTGTAACTCATCTGCATCTACATACACATCATCTTTCTCTTTACGACAATGTAACCAGTAGTATGTGCCATCTTCTCTCTTAAAGAAGTAACTGGTGTTGTGTGAGTCAAGAGTAAACAAAGCAATGACCTGAGGGTATTCAATCTTACGATTGGGGTCTGGTCTACATGACTTACCCATGTCAGCATACATGGGTCTAGTTCCACTACCATGAGGAGTGGGCAAGTTTCTACCATGGTCACCAAATAAATCGTAACCTTTAGGCACGTTCGTCTAATACCTCATTGATCAGTTGTTTCAATTCTAATTTCAATGCATCTGATATTAGATTGATTTGTTTTGGTTTGGCATCAGGGAGAGCAGCACGTTGTTCTTCTATACTCTTAGTGCTTTTACCACCACCGTATGACATCCCTTGGGTGTCTATCTTCATGATAATTTTTTGATTTGAGCGAAGGAAGTCTTCTGATACTTCTTTATTTTTTTATACTTCTTTACCAACTTGGCAATTTCTTCCTTGTTGACTCTGAGTTTGGGGTCTTCCTCACTCATTTAGTTTCCTCTATTGCTTCCTTTATGATTCTTTTGAGTTGCTTACCCTTCTTACCAAGACCAACAGTTGAGTCTATCTTTACTTTGACCCAATAAAGACCTATAAGAACAAGTGTGAAAGGAATTGCATCTGCCCATGAGATTTCATTCCAAGCTTCAACTACGTTTAGTACGATAAAATTAGTCACGTTGCCTCCAATCATCTGACCTTTCCTGATGGAACCAGTCTACGACCTCATCAGGTGAACCGAAACCCCTACGATGGTTACTTGAATCGGGGTCTCCTATATTCAAGTTATTCAGAAAAGACTCGTTCGGATTTGTACTCATCCTACGAGCCTTACTTAGCATACCTCTCGCAGAGGTGTTTACCTTCGCTAATTTCTGTGCCCATATCATGTCTTCCATACTAACCTCTGTACCTGAGGCGATGTCCTTACAGATTGATTGCAATCTGAGA